GACATACTGGTAACTTTTATGGTCGAGTGTCCGAACCTTTGAAAAATCCACATGATAAAGCGCAGAAATTTGGCCAAGTCGGTTGTAATGCACCTCAAAGCATAAGCCGTTAAAGATTTCAAAGTCCAAAGCTAATTTGGCCTTAAGTTCGTGCAGCCCTTCGTATGGGTTCACATATTCAAGAACCTTTTGCGCTTCATCGCTGCCCTCAATAACGCATTCATCACCGGAAACAAAACGTGCTTTTGTACGCACGATAGCTCCATGCTTTGGTGCCCGCATATAAAATTCAAGCAGGGATTGTGGAAAGTCGTTTTTCTCTCCATACGATACAAAACCCTTGCTTTTCTGCTCCTTAAATTTGGGCAGTTTGGTTTCGGCAAAATCTATTTTTAAAAGCTCAAAGCTCATCCTACGTTGTGTTGTTTAATGGTTAGGTTTACATCGTGGTCATTGAATGGGGTGTGGCTGGTGCTTACATAAGCCAGTCCCCGGTCGATTTCCTCATTGGCCAACAAATAATTTGTGTTGCTCGATGAAGTTTGTGCGTATAGTGACCAGTAATGTGTGCCGATTGCAAGCGTTTTGGCTGTGGTGCTGCCTTCGGTAAATGTGAAAAGTTGGTATCTATTGGGTGCAGTGCTTGTGTCGGTGACTAAAAATGCCTTGCGCTCCTGCGACATTTCGCTCTCAAAAACCAACAAATAATAAACCGGGGAGATTGTCACTTTCTCCTTTCCGGTGATTATTAATTCGGGGCTTCCTGCTTTGGTAATGTACAGCATCTAATTCAAATAGTACACTTTTTGGAAGCATAACAAAAAAGGCCACCTTTCGGCAGCCTTTCTTGCAAACTATGAAAAACTAAAATCAGGAACCAAGAGCGAGCGAAGTTACAACACCGCTTTGAACTTTCAAAGGTAAATCGGTTTCTTTGTGCAAAAAGTTCAGCACATGACCTTTGAAGTCACCAAACGCTTGACCGAAATTGCTTTCGCTTTGCTGTAATTGTGCGCCATAATCGGCACCCAACAGCCAGTAGTCACCACTTGCATCAAGGGCAATGGCTAACATTCTGTTTTGAGCAAGCAGTTTAATTTCGTTACGCTGGGCGGTGGTCACTTTGTGCAGACGAGCAACCAAGTCGGCTTCATAAAATACGGTTCCGTTCTCGGTGCTTGGGATGGTTCTCCAAGTCATTGAAGCAGTTTCTTTTTCAAGTTCGTACTTGAAAAATACTTTGCTGCCTGAAAGGGTCAATGCGGAAACTTCTCCGCTTGATTTGGTCAATGTAGATTTGGCATCAAATTCAACGAGCCAAATTGTTTTAATACCTGCGGATGCGGTTTTGCAATCCAAGGTAAATCCGGTGGTTAGTACACAAGGCATATTTTTTTTTAATTAAAAAGGGGGTAGGGTTGTGCCCCACCCCCCGGGTTAAACTTTAGTTCAGTGAATTACAATGAGAAATAAACAACCTGCTCAGGGAATGCAATCTGCGTTCCGTATTTGAAAGTTGCACGGTAGCGAACTTCATCGTTGTCTTGGCTGTACCAGAATTTGTATTCTTCTTCTTCGTTCATCATGTCAGTTCCGATAAAGAAGTTAGACCAAAGACCAGCAACGATTTTGTTGGTTCCGTTCATGCCATTCAATCCGTAGATTTTGATGCCAGTGATAGGGTCAACAATTTCCATTTCAGCAGTTTCAGTAGCGGCATAGTGGAAAAGGTTAGCACCTACCAACCAAGTGCGATACAAACGGAAGGTGTCGGTACCCATAGCAATGAACAAATCAGGCTTGCCCAACAAAGCGGCAGGAATTACGCTGTAAATGGTAGCGATAATGTCGTCAATGTTTGAGGAAGTGATTGAAGTGTAAGCGTCAGCAACGTTACCTTTGATTGGGTCGCCTGCGCCACCAAAACCAAGAGCGGTCAAGATAGTCAAGAAACCATCCCATCTTGCGTTGTTACCGCTACCGGAAAGTGAACCCTGCCAAATAGCAGTTTCGATAGCTTCGGCAATTTTGCCTGCTTTTTCTGCACCGATTTGGTCTTGGAATACTCCCAAGTCAACGGGTGAACCAGCGGCCAAACCTTGCTGTGTGAATTTGGTTTCCAAAGTTTTTGGGCAAAGAGTTTCTTCAACCTTAACCTTTCCAACGGTCAACACACGCTGACTGATGGTGGTGTTTCCTGATGGTGCATATCCGCAACCATCGGCTTGAAAGAATACATCACTGCTCAAAAGAGGGAGTGCCTCGGCTGATTTAATGCCGGGAATAACTTGTCCAGCGCCCTGCAACAAAGATGCGGTTTTGCTGCTGAACATTGCTTTTACTAAAAGCTCGAGTTGGGTTTCCTTGGTGTAATTAGTCAACCCTGATACTACAAATGCCATGTTTTATTTATTTTTTGTTGTTTTTAAGTGCAGAAGCAAAACCTTTCAATGCTTCGTTTTTTTCAGTTTTAACCGGGCCGAAAGGTTTAGCAACAGGCTCCGGGGTTTGTGATGCAAACTTTTCAAAAACGCTGAATGTGTCTTCAACCTTGCTGCCAAGGGAAACGAGCATTTCTTCGAGTTTTGCGATGCGGTCGTTCAGGGCTGCAAATTCTTCCTTGCTGGCAAATTCAACAATGACCTCGGCTTCGGCTTCTGGGGCTTCCATTTCTTTGGTTTCAATGTTGGTGATAATGCCATCAATAGTAGTAATAAGCAAACCTTCAGTGGTTTCGTGAGTGCCATCGGGGGCAGGCACAACGCCTTCCAACCCAAGTACATTTAAAGCCGCTCCGACAACCGCTTCCTCACCTTCAAATGATACTATTGTACCATCAACTAAAGTCAATTCAGCAAATTTCATCTTGGGCTCGGCACTTTCGAAACGCTGGCGCACCTCTGCCATAAATGCAGAAAGTCCGCTTTTCATTTCGGAAAGTTCAATTTTGATGTCCATACGTGTAGAATAATAGTTATTTGATTTCCTCTGCAAAATTTTTGAGCATGGCAGCTATTTCACGCATGGCCACGACAATATCATCCTGCTGTTCCATGTCAAACATGCCCTCGACTGAAAAGCCTTTCCATTCGCCTGCTTTTACCTTTGTCCAAATTTCCTCGTTATCAATCAGGTAGCTTGCAAATGCGCTTCCATCCTCGGCATCTTCGTAACCTTTTGGCGGCATGACACCACGCTCCCGGTCAATCAGGTAAAGTTCAATCATGTGCACACCATCATCCACCGGATTGGCATGGTCGGTATTTACTGCCTTATACAACCCTTTACGAGCCATCTTTTTTACGATACTGAAAATGGTGTCGGGTGGAAACGTAACGTAATACTCACCACGAATATCATCAAAGCGGTAGATGGGCACGTTTGCCAGCATGATAGGGCCGGAAATGATGCGCTTTTCTTCCGATTGTATGGCAAATTTTGACTTGTCAATTTGTGACAACTTCCTTTGTGCCCATTCAACACCTTCATCTCCACCCCAAGCCAACCACATCAGGCGGCCGCAACCATCTCCAAGTTCTTTGTCGCTGTTTTGGCGGTGCCTTTCAAAGCCTGCCATCCGTGCAATCGTGTCACGGCTGATGGCTTCACCATTGGCCAACTGGTTTGCCCTGATTTTACCAACTGCTGTGCCGCAGGAACCCCATCCGTTTTCTTCTGCCCAACGGAGTGCAACCTTTGCATTTTCTTTTGCTGCTTCCGGGTAATCGCTGTAACTTTCAAATTTCTGCTTGCTGCCCCACTTGGAATAACACACGGCTGCGGCTTGGTCTTGTTCCATTCCTTCGCCAACCATGTAAGGGATGCAACGGCTGATAAATTCTTCCTCGCTTTCTTTTGCACCCGGTTCAACAAATTCTTGGAAAAGCAGGAAATCTTTTTTTATCGCTGGCTTGTCAACGAGTGAAACGAACTCAACGCCCGTTTCATCATCCTCATTGACTACTATTTTATACACTGGGTAATCCATAATTTGAATAGTACAATTAAACAACACTTGTATTTCTTAGCCTGCGAACCCTTGTTTGCGTTTTGGTAATATCGCCTTCAAGAACGTACACTCTGCCCATGCCACCGAACTGCGCTTCTTCCGGGAGCGCACCGCCTGCTGTCGGAATGAACGATGGAGCAGGAGCAACACCGCCACCACCGCCACCACCACCGCCTGCGCTATCACCTTTTGCTTCAAATGGTGTTTGCTCAATTTTACGCACACGAGCAATACCTGATGCAAGTGCAAGACCAGCAGCAATTGCAGCTCTTATCGGTGCATCCGGTGTTGCTATTGCCATTTGTGAAGCATAAGCAGATTGTGATGCTTGTATAGTTTCAATAATAGCTTGCGCCATTGATGCTTTTTTCTTAATTTCAAATGCTTTTCTTTGTTGTTGTTCTGATTTACCAGCAAAAGCATCTGCCATTTCAGCAATTATAGCAAATCCATCGGCAGTAAATTTTAATGTTGCTTGTTCAGCTGCTTTCTTTTGTTCTTCTGCTTTCTTTTTGTCTTCAACATCTTTATCATATATCTCTTTCTTTTTTAAAGCAATTTGCTGTTCAATATCAACAATGGATTGTCCTTGCTCCAATCGCAGTCGTTTTTCCTCATCCATTCGCTGCAATTCCAGTGCTGCAAGTTGGTCAGGGGTTGCTTTATTTTGGATGGCAACAAGCTGTTTCTTTTTGTAGAACTCATTTAAAGCTAAAATTTCCTCTTGGTCTTTTGTTTTCTTCCATGTTGCCAAATCTGTTGCTGCTTTTTCTTCATCCGCTTTTTGTTTGGCATAAAAATCTGTTCTTATTTTTTCAAGTTCTGCATCACGCTTTTGATTTATTTGCTTTTCGGTCAGCCCTTTATCTCTTAATGCTTTAACCGTAACCGCAAATGCAGCATCGGCAGCTGCAATTTGTTTAGCAAGCGTTGATTTATCAAGAGATAAAACTTCTGCAATCCTTTCAAGTTCTGCTTGCTTCAAATCTTTGGTTGCATCTTTTTGTTTCTTTAGGGTTGATGTAACTTGTTTGGAAATAGTGGTATGCTCTCCATTTAATTTTGTGTTTTTTTCAAGTTCACCTTGATACACTTTTGTAGCATCATTGACATCTTGCTGTCCTTTTTTCAAATTATTTAAGCCTCTATCAACTAATTCTTGCGCCCCTCTATCAACACCCAATAAAGCACCCTTTGCTGAGGCATAAAATTTATCCCAAGTTCCAGTTGCATCGTCTAAGTCACCATTCTGCATTTCAATAAGTTTCTTTGTCTTTTCTTGCAAAATTTGTGCAGCTGCTTCGGTTCTTGCTCGTTGAGCAATCAAAAGAATTTGCTTTCCAATTCTGTCATTCAAAGCACCTAAAGAATTAGCATTTGCTATGTTTACATCATCAGTTGCAATCCCTGCTTCCTTTAATTTTTCCAATGCAAATTGACGTTCACCCTCGGATTTTTTTGTGTCCTGAACAACGCTATTGTAGTATTGCAAATCAGCAGCTTGTTGTTGTGTTTCAGCCGCTGCAATATTCATTGCCTTGTTCATTTTCTCCATTTCGCTTTCTGCAAAACCCATTGATTGTGCAAGCTCATCAAAATTGGTAGCTACATAAGCAATGGCAGCAACTAACAAACCAATCCCAGTAGCCAAAAATGCTTTGGATGCTGTGGTCATTCCTTTGAACGCTTGTATTGCGTCTTGTCCAAGTGTTTTAAATTGTTTACCAAGTGCATCTAATCCTTCCATTCCTTGTGCGAATGCCATTGCACCCTGCACTTTCAACAACGCCTTTTGTACATCTTCGCTTTCAGCACCAAACAAGGCCATTGCACCCTGTGCCGCCTGAAAACCATTAGCCACACCTTGGGCTATGGTGTTTATTCTATTAAATTTATCTGGATGTAATGCTTTAACAGCATCGTTTAAATCATCCATCTTATCTCTTAACTCTGCAACCCTTTTCTGCGCTTGCATTGCCTCGGTTGAAAATTCACCGAATTTTTCTGACATTGCTGCTGCATCTTGAATTGCTTCTCGCATTTGGGCTCGTAGCCCTTTAACGCTTTCCGTGCCTTTGGTTTTGGCCTCTAAATTTATTGCTACCGTTGTCGTTGCCATTTTATTTGTTTGTTAAAATATACCACTGGGTGCCATCGCTAACAACATAAGTAGTGCCGTATTGGTTATTAATGTTGTAGTGGTCGTCATTGTCTATTAAATCCCCGGTGCTGGCTTCGATGCGTAATGTGCCGCCTGCTCCTTTCTTGACTACCCAAAACGCCTTGGATGTGCTTGTTGATGCCGGGGGTAAAGTGATTGTGTGGTTGCCATCTGCTGAAAAGATAATGATGTCGTACTGCAATTCGGCTGTGTAGTTTGCCGTTGGGTAGACAAAGCGGTTTGTTCCAAAATTGTTGGGTTCTATCAACTGCCCTTGCATCCACACCTCGTTGCAATTAACTGGCTGTGGCGGAGCCACGCCAATCACGATACTATCATCACACAAAAAAGCCACTCCGCTGGTTGCAAACGCTGCATTGCGCTGGCCGAAATTTACATTTCCATTTCCAACCATTATACCTTGCCCTGCGCTGTTTAGGTTTCCGATATCAATGCCACGCTGCTGAATTACTTTTGAGCTAACATTGCCACCTCTTGGGTCGTATTCCTCATCGGTTCCACTGCTTTGGCTTCCACCGCCACCAATTACCCCAGTGCTTGCGGTGAATGTCGGCCCGGTTTTTAGGAACAAAAACTCGCAGATGTTTACTGATGGGTTAATTGGGTCGTAATCTTCAATTTTATTGAGCCTAAAATAATTACCATCAAAGAAATAAAGGTCACGGAAAGATAGCTTTTCCATGTCTGCCGGGGTAAGGTAGAAATTACCACGCACAATCTTGCTGTCTTTGTCGGTTATTTCGCTGATATATTTGCTCCAATATGCGTTAAATAGGTTATTATTGGTGATTGATGTGCCTGCTGCAACTCCGATAAAACGTGGCATCCCAAAATTGATGTCGCTGGTTGATGCTGTCGGGTCGTTCAAATGCCCCATGTACGGATAATTTGTTTTGATGGCGGTCACACTTGAAGCCGTTGCCGTTTGCTTGGAACCTTCAATCACATTGTAATTTTTGCAAGTCAAATATTTGTACTGCAAAA